GTTGCTGATGCTCCGTCGGTATTTGAGAAGGTGACAGTCATTGCAGTGTCTGCTCCGTTCTTGCGCACGGTGAAGACCATCGTGCCCGTACCGCTCTGCGTAGTTCCGTTGCGTACGTATAGATTCTTGAGAGTGCCCGACACTGGCATGATCACGTTGCGAAAGTTCTCAGTCGCACTCGATGCAAGACTGCCCGTGATTGCCCAGTATCCCGTGGATGCTGCTCCTTGTGTAGCATTCGGATTCGCAGTGAAGATGGTCGAGTCACTTGTGGCGATAGGTATGTTCCCACTACCAAGCAGCGAGATGCTGTTGATTGTTTTGATGTTAGTGCCACTCACCAGTGCATCTTGCTTTCCGTTGAATGTGCTCCAGTCAGTTGAAGTCACGAAGCCCGGTTGTGATGCGCTCGCCTTTTGTCCGTTTGCATAGTCGAGTGATATCACACCACTTGCACTATTGAAGTCTGCCGCAGTGAAAGCAGCCGCTCCCTTCGTCGTACCATCAGCAGCAGCATCCGATATGCCGATAGTGCCTGAGCCTGTTATAGTGCCACCAGTGAGCGGTGAGCTCGCTACGATGCTCGTCACTGTGCCTGTCGTGATATTACCACTGCCGAGTAGTGAAGTGCTGTTGACCGTCTTGATATTTGTGCCGCTCACCAGTGTCGCTTGGACTGCCACATCACCGCTTCCGAGTAGCGAGGTCGAGTTCACAGTCTTAAGACTGGTGCCACTGACGAGCGTGTCCTGCTTCGCATTGAGTGCTGTCTGTGTTGCCGTCGAGATAGGCTTGCTTGCGTCACTTGTGTTGTCAACATTGCTCAATCCGACATCCGACTTCGTGAGGTCGATGTTCCCGGAGCCGAGCAGTGACTGACCCTCGAGTGTCTTGATAGTGGTGCCGCTGACAAGTGTCGTCTGCTTGCTGTCTATCTGCGACTGAAGGGCCGAGGTGACTCCATCCAGATATCCGAACTCGGTGTTGCTCACCGTGCCCGAGCCTATCTTTGCCGCATCAATACCGGAAGGTATATCCGAAGCAGAAAGGTCGGAGCCTGCCGTCACGAATCCCTTCGTATCGTAAGTGATTTTAGTCTTTGTCGCTGCCGTGATGCCTGCATTCGCTTCGACTTTTGTCGTATTCAAGTGATTGAGCGCATCTTTTACCGTTGTACCCGTCACGGCACTATCGTTGTCAACTATGCTGGCGTTGATGTGCTGGTGTTGCCACTTGGCAGGACTGCCTCCATAGATCCAAACGTCATTAGCGCTCGGTGTTCCGTTCTGCATATCAATTCCATGGACACGATGAACTGTTGGATTGGGATATGTACCTGTGAGATCACCGCCTGCCGTGCCTGTTGGAGGCAGTCCAGTCGGCATTGTTTGAAGTGCTCCGGTACCGTCTACGTATTGTGAGCTCGTACCTGCTCCAGTTACACCAAAAGTACCTGCTCCGGTGACTGGAGATCCGGTGACGGCGAATGCGCTCGGCATCGTAAGGCCGACAGAGGTCACTGTGCCTCCTCCCGTTACAGGTGTGGCCGCATACCATAGCTTTGTGGTAGCATTATATGTGAGCACTTGCCCGTTCGTAGGTGTAGGAGTGTCCACACCGACAAGGTCATCAAGTGCTAAAGCTGCACGCACTATCCATGTTGTGCCGTTCCATTCTATGAGGTCGCCCTTTGTTGTGCCACTGATCAAATCAGTGAGCGTCTTTGGTATTGCCGGGAAGGTGCGCAATGCTGCCGTGCCATCGATATACTGAGAGCTCGTGCCTTGCGCTACTATTTTAATCGTGCCCGTAGTGGTAACCGGAGTACCTGAAATAGCGAATGCCGCATTCGCAGGTGATGAGATTGTTGCATCTACACTTGTGACTGTGCCCGTTCCAATGGTCGGCTGATCTGTAAGGTCGAGATAGCTTCCTGAAGTTGCCACTGTTGCTAATGTCGGCTTGTTGAGTATCTGCTCGACACCTGTGATAGCATTCCAGTCAGAGTTCACCTGCGGCACAGCAGCAGTCGTCTGCGTGCTGGCATCCGGGAAGGTTATGCCGGATGCAGTCACTTGAGTGCTCTCGCCAGTGGTCGAGTTCACTATACTCATCACGTTATACTCGAGAGTGCTGTATTGATTACCTGCTGCGTTCTCAACACCGAATAAGTCGGGCCGCATTATTGAGTCGAATGTGCCGTTGTTGGTTACGACGTTATGATTGCCGAGTGACACGTCGCTCGTGGCTCCGGTATAAGGTACGAGTCCTGTCGCATCCGGAATGGTGGGCAAGTTGTCGAGGTCGTTGTAGTCATTCGAGAAGGCCACAGCGCCGAGTGAGCTGATGTCTGCCTTGAGATCAAGAGCACCTTGAAGGTCGAGCTGAGCAGACAGCACTCCACCGATAGTGCCCCAGTTAGTGCCGAGGTCACCTGTCGCGTCGAACTTCACGCGGCCATCGCCGAGGTCAGTGATTGTGACGTTCGCTCCTGCCGTGAGATCGAGCACTGTCTGGTTGACGTTGTCAACGTCATTCACTCGCAAGATGAGAGCGGCCGATGGTGCCGGAGGAGTTGATGAGCCACCGCCACCGATGCTCCAGTTCGCAGGTATATCACATGCCGAGTAGTCATTCGGTACTGAGATGCTGATGGCAAGAGTCGCACCGCATAGTGTGTGCGTATACTCCGCAATGAAGGGAGTGATGGTGCTGCCCGTTTCCAGTTCGACATCTTGACCGAATACAACGTGGCCGTTCGCAATCTCATTCACGAGGTCTTCGCATAGTCGGACGCAGTCACTGATGACTTCACGCTGGTAGTCGGTAGCGTCTTCCTTGTCTCGAGGCATCTCCGCGAAGATGACATCGAAGGAGTACACCCGAGATCCGGTCTCGAGTCGAACATCGACCGGAGCGACGTGCATCCATGGGAAGAGCTGGTCCTTGTCTATGTCTGTGACGTCGACCTGCCCATGTGAGAAGCGTCGAATGAGGAAGTGACCGTCAGCGAACACCTTGAAGCGCTCGATGACGACGTTGTATGATATCTGGTTAAACATGTTGCCTCTGTATTCGTTTAATCTCTCGCAGCTTCATCGCGTTATAGTCACGCATGTAGCTCATGTGTGTGTATATCTCGTAGATGTTCCGGTCGAGCACTGCGTCGAACTTCGTCACATCATTGCCGCTTAATATCTCAAGCACGTGCAGCCATCCATACCGCGCAAGACCATCCGGTGTCGTGCCTACTTCGTCTTCATCTTCATCAGCTCCTCCGTCAGCTCCTGCTCCAGTGTAGCGACTATTGATTCTCTTGCGATAGTCGAAAAAAAAACCAGCGCTCCCTGCACCTGACTCATGCGCATCTGCTTCATCTTGTCGACGTATAGTTTCGCTGACTCCATGCTATACTTCTCGATGTCATAATAGTCACCGAGTTGAGCAGTGATAGGACGGAAGAGCACCGCCATCAGCTCCGGCATACGCGTCCAGTTCATTCCTTCTGGCTTCCATATCTCACTCGCCCATGCTTCAGCATCGACATGCTCGCGCATAGTGAGCAGGTCCATGTCCGGGACGAAGCCGTACAGCTTGCCTTCGATGCGGAACTTAGCGAGGTGTATCGGTGTGCAGTTGTTCACACTCTGACCGATGAGCTCGAGCGCCTTGTTCACCGCTCCGTATGTCCAGTTCTCGACGATGTCTTTCTTCACTCCAGTATATGCACAGATGCGGTCCATGTCGGTACGCGCTGTCTGGTACTTGATGAAGGTGCCGAGCGTGACGTCATCGAGTGACTCAGGTATGTTGATGCGTAGCTTCATGTGCTTCTATTGAATAGACTCTTTTCGTTTAGATATTGCCGATGATCTCGATGATGGGTGCACCGTCGGCTCCGGTGACCTCCTGCCGCTCGACATATCCGCGAGCTTTGCCTTGAGTCTTGAGGAAGAAGATTGTCGCGGCAACGTTGCCCTCTTTGATGAGCTTGTGCAGTTGTGCCTCCGCGAAGTCGATGGTGACCTCTTTCAGTGCCAATACCTTTGCACGGTAGTCCTCGTCGCTCTGCATCCAGTTATAGTGCGTATCGCGATGGATGCCTGTGTTGTGTGCGGCCACAGTGACAATACCCAGTGACTTCTCTAAGTTATCAAGCATCGCTTGTTTATATGTCGGAATGTCGACTTTATTCATAGTTACTTCTTCGCGTCTTGATATGCTGCGATGCAGACCGCATAGCGCTGACCTGCATCTGTGTACTCGCTGATCATCTTGCTATCAGCCATACAGCGACCGATGAACTCATCGCGCTGCTCTTTGGGTGTTGGTGTTGGTATCGGCATGTCTTTACTATTTCGGGTTGTACCACGTGCCCTTGGCGGACGTGTTTGCGTTAATCTTTGTAATCTGTTCGACGTTGTTGTCGTAGTGCTGGTCGATGTTGTAGCGCTCGACGTACTTCCATTTGTCCTCGCCGTTGGTGAACTTGACGTGCGACGGCTCTATGCCGAGCTTCTTCGCGATCCGGTCCACGGCATCACGATGCTCGGATTGACGTGCTGTTAATATCCAGACCTCGTTGCCTTCGCTAATCTTGCGAGCTGCGAGTTGTTGGCCTTGTGACGTGCTGAGTACTCCGTCGAAGTCGAAACTGATTCTACTCATGGGTATTCGATTATGCTGTCAATGTATTTGATGTCGATGTCGAGATGGTAGCCGAGGCCACTTATGAGACCCATGAATGTCTGCCCGGGTGTCTCTTCATACCAGCACTCGATGGCGCCAAGTGGGACGCGTATCTCGACGCGCTTCTTCCTTGTCAGTGGCAGGTTCAAGTCGCGAAGGACGTTCGCAGTGACTTCATCGTAGTCGCCGTTGTGGTCGATGCTGACGATAGCCCGGCAGTGCAGGACATTACCTTCGACGTAGCAGTGGTGTCCGTTCATATCTGTACCCATTCGACGTGTGCTGTTTGTAGTTGTAACTCTTTGACCATCGCGCGGACACAGTTGTCA